TTTTAGAACCTTCTAGGGCTAGTCAACCATATCCATATATGGACACACCAGAAGGTTCTAAAATTCCAATGTGGCGAGTGTCACCAAACAGAATGTATGAACTTGCTGATTATGTTGGTGATTTGCGGGCAGTTCTTGAAACAATACAAAGGGAAATGTTTAGAAATGGCTTAGAAGTTTTACCACGATATGAGCATAAATGTTTAGTTTGCTTAAAGGAATATGAGAATAAACCGTTAAAAGAATACACGCCTCTTGGTGGTATTAGTGAACAACATAAATCTAAACTTCAATGTACTTCTTGTGGTAATGATAATCCTAGAAAATGGACAAAACCAGATCCCAAAAATAGACAGGTATTACAAACACTTTTGGATAAACGAGTTAATAACAACCAGCAATCATTAAAAATGGTTGCAAGACAAGCTGAACGAGACTTGGATATTATAGATGGATGTTATGTTGTAGTATCTAGAAGATGGGCTATTGAACATTTTGATAAACCTGATCCTTATAGTGGTGCAACTAGCAGGGCTGTAATGAATATTAAAGATTCTGCTATTGATGAAATAATAAGGATTCATCCAATTCAATGTTCTATAATTGCAAGTGATGAAGCAGTTTTGGGAGTAGCTGCTGACGGTAAACCAAGATATATTTGTCCAAGATATGAACATAGAGATACAACTTTTGAAGTACCAGTATGTCCTAAATGTAAATGTGAGGCTTTTAATGCTTTCTTAGAAACTAACTCAGTACCATTTGCAGTTCCGCTATCTAGTCCAAAGAAGATGTTTTTCGCACAAAAAGAAGTTATATGGATTCCCGGCAAATTTCATCCAGACGTATTATATGGTAACTCTCCTATTCAATCAGTATGGAAGAAAGTAATGTCACTCATGTTCCAAGACGAATATATGTGGAAATACTTTGACAAAGACAGACCACCAAAAGGCTTATTGGTTATTGGTTCTAGAAATCCAGAATCAGTACAGGCATTTATGGAAAAACAAAGACAGGGTGCAAGACAAGATCCATACATGCCAAGACCAATTCTTATAAATTCTGAGGATGCAAACAAGGGTATAAATTATATTGACCTTACTCCAAACTTTAAAGAATTAGAATTACATGAATTAAGAAAAGAGTTAAGACAGATTATTTCAACTGTGTATGGTGTTCAACCTCTATTCTTTGGTGAGCAGGCAAAGGCTGGACTTGGTAACGAGGCACTTCAAGTAACATTAACAAATAGAACTATTAAATGGTTTCAACGATTCTTAAATGAAAATTTCTTTGATGAGATTACAATGGATATTATGGAAATTCATGATTGGAAGATTGCACTTGTAACATCAGAAGAAATAGATGAACTTAGAGATGAACAGGTCAGAGGTCAGAAAATTGACAACGCTGTTAAAATGTATAGTATGGGCTTTGATGTTATATTAGACGGAGAGAATGAGATACAAATTTCACAATATCCAAATCCAGAAAGACAACAAATGATGATGGGTGGTCAAGGTGCTGGTCAAGGTGCTAATAGTGGAGATCCAGACAAATCAAAGACTTCAAAACCAAGTGGTGAAAACAAGACAAATTTTGACGGTGAACCTAAATTAAATAGACCTAGTGATAAAGGTGGTCAGGCTGGTGGAGCTCCCGCAAGTGGAACTGGAACTACACAAAGTCTTAAATCAATAATTAGAAAAGATGAGGAATATGTTAATGGTAATGATAAAGTACCAGATGAGGAAAAACCACAAAACTTGGATAAAAAGCCAGCTGGGATGAAAAAGAAGAAAAAATACACAATAACAAAGAATGATGATGGTACAACAGGTGTAGAGGTTGATGAATAATGAAAATTCCCTTAAAAATAGAAAGGGTTTCTGATAACTTTGATTGTTATGAAGATATTACCAAATACATAAAATATAAAATTATAAACGATAACAGGTTTATAGTAACGGATATTGATGTAGATGCACATACAGTCAAGGAAGATGGGGAAAAAACAAAGAGTAATTACTGTAAGAACACAACTGGAATCAAGTCTAGACTAATGCCTAATGACGAATGTGAGATAACATGTACTATCAAGATGCCTAAAGATTATAGTGAAACTTTTGAACTTGACGGTGAAACCATATTATCTGCTTGTGACTTGGACATATCTGTAACAGGAACTCTTATAATAGCGAGGACTTAAAATGGCAATTACAACATCTGCACCAAACGGTGTAATTGTAACCACAGCAGCTATGAACGAGGTTATACCAGCACAAACCAATGTATCAGATACAACACTTGAAGTAGAAGTTAGTGATGATATTACCACATTATCAAATGGTAACTTAGTGACTTCACCAGTTTATACATCAAGACTTATAATTTTAAGACAAGGAAGTGGGACAGAAGAGACTAGAAGAATTGTATCCGCAGCTGCTAGTGGTGTTGGTAATACTTGGATTTTAACTGTTAATGAACCTTGGATAATTGATCCAGTAGGAACTACCGATTCAGTTCATGTTTCTTATATTATACAGGATGTAGCAACCGTTACAGGTTTAGGTCTTATTAATAAAAGGGTTCAGGATTATACATCTTCAAGAAGATTAACCGTTGGTACAAACGCAGCTACTTTTGCTTATTTGGCTTTCATTGATGGTGTGTCATTAGAATCAGTAGATAACAGTAGTACAACAGTAGCGGATGTTACGGTAGAAACAGATGGTAGATTTGATATGGGATATATTCAAGCTGGTGTACCTACTGCTGGTGCAGCTATATTTTTAACCCCCGCAGTTGATGGGGAATTAGGTTTTGCTGTTAGAAGTGGGGGAGAGTTTAACGGATATGAATCAGATATGGTATCAGTAAAAAGATCATTATGGCTTATAGATACATCAACAACTACAAAGATTAGAATGACAGATATGAGATTTAAATTCAATATTAATGACTTTATAATTGGATCTCAGGATACAGATATTAACAAAGTCTCATTTTTATCAGATAATACAGGAACTACACCAAGAATCAGGGTAAGAGATTGGTCAACTGGTAATGAGGTAAAAAACATACTTGTAAATAATTTTGCTGGATTTGAAAGTGTAACAAGTGGTGATGATCCTGTATTAAGAAATATATCATTTTTTGGAATGTCAAAACTAATAACTATTGCAACTGCTGAAACATGGACTGTTGTTAATTCAATTATGATTGTAGGTACAACAGACCAAGCAGATGTTAGTATTGCTGGTACTGGTGAATTGTTAAGAAAGTTTGAATTTAGAAATTTCTCACATGACCTAGCAGATGCACCATTGACAGCAAAACATTATGTAATTGCTAGAAATTATAGGGCTAGTCCAAATACACCTACATTAATGAATGAAAATACAGCAGATGCAAGTGGACTTTCAGTACAGGATGTAGAAGTAACTAGATATGTAGATAATGGTGGAACTGCATTAACTGGATCTGCAACAACTGTGTTTGCGGAAATATCAGCAGAATATGGTTATATACCAATTATAAAAAGTATTACACCAGCAAATGAGGATGAGACTGTATTTCCTACAAAATGGGGTAAGGCTATAGATTATGCACATTCAGTAGATGATTTTCAAGTTCAGGCAACCGCAGCTACCGCTAGAACTTTGGGAGATACTACAAATACAGTTTCAATAGAATGGCAAAGAAGTGGTGGTAAAACAACAGCACATATTTTAAAATGGACAGGTGGAGTTGGTGCTTTAGCAGTTGGTGAAGTAATAGGTAATAATAATAATACTTCTTCACATGTACTTGAAGAAATTATAGAGGGCAATAATGTAGCTGGAACTGGTATAATTCGTTCTAATAATAATATTGCTGTGTCAGATGTAGCACAAACATTAGATAATGATGTAACTGCTACATGGACAGCAACTTATACAGTAGGTTCATTAAGAAGTTATGATTGGTTAATAGATGCAGATACATTATCACCACAAGAATTATATGATTATTTAAATGCCAAACTGGATGAGGCAACATTAGATCAGGCAACTCCTTCATTTATGCACACAGTCTTAGATTGGGCTATTGATGATTCAAATGCCTTACCAGTAGTAGGTGTTACATTAGGATCTCCAAATAAATTTGGAACTGTAAGAAATAATACTTATAGTGACGGATGGGCTATTTTTAATCTTGGGGGAGTGAAATTAGGTGGAATTACAGAATATCAAGCAAATACTGGTACATTTGTACCAGCTGCAACTGTAACTCTAACTGTCCATTGTGAGAGAAAAGATGATAATACAGATATTCAAAATGTTCAAGTTATTATAAAACGTGTATCAGACGGTTCAACCGTAGATAGTGGAGTAACTAATGCAAGTGGTGACTTTAGTGTATCATTTTCTTATACTGGTGATGTAGATGTTACTATTGATGTTAGAAAGTCCACATTACCTATTCCCCGATACTTCCCTGATGCTGGTGCAAATACTATAAAGGCTACTGGAATGACTCAAAACTTCCTTATGGTTCAAGATTTTACTGTCTCTCAAGCGTAATAATACTTAAATACTAAAAAACAAACACTAATATATGGCATGGATAGATGATTTTACCATTGATAGTACAAGAAAAACTATCAGGCACACATCAGGCACAACCGTATATTCAGTAAATGTACAATATTCTGCTATAAAAGACTGGGAAGATGATCCAGCAAACATGACTCATTCAGTAGCCATGACAGCTCAAACACCAACAGAATATACAGTAGTAAATGGTTGGTTTATAGATAATCCTTCTACTACATTCTTAAACGGTGGTGCAATTACAACTTCGGGATATTTAACTGAAATTCAAAGAGTAGTTACTACCAATGCTGGAACAGATCCAATAGCAAGCGATTTAGGTAAAGTAGTAACCGCAGCTGGTGGTGGTACTCCGGGAATTTTACTACATTTTGATTTAGATGAAAATGATGATGGCACATTAGTAAACGTATGGTATTGTAGAGCAGGGGATGGAACAGCATATTCTGGTGCTATGACAATCGCAGCTGGAACAGGAGCTCAGACAGTATCAACCTCAGTAGATGGAGAGGAAATTTGGACTAACGTATTTTCCTTTGGTGTACTTGGTGCAACAGTAAATCCTCAATTTTACATTGAACAAATATTAAATGGTGCAGACCACAGACTTATAGAATGGGT